TAGGCAGCGGTGCGCCGGCGGTACTCAACCGGCGGGTCCTTTTGGTCGGATTGTAGGCGGATCAACCCGCCGGCACGAAAGCGCATCAGGGCTTGGCTGCAGCAGTTGTGTACCAGTACCCCATTCGCGTAGTAGGTTTCTGCCTCTTGCACCGCAAGGTTATACACCGGCTGCCTTCCTAGCGGAACGATTGAAAGCACCTTTGCATTCGACACAACAATATTTTGTTTTTGTCTGCACAGTGTGGAAAATAAACTCGCAGTTACGACAGCGCCTATCCTGCGCAAACTTTGCAGCGCGCTCTCTAGCATCGGCCATACGCGACTGGCATTTTGGGCTGCAGTACATAGCGCGTGCTGCCTTTGCCAAGAACTTCGCTCCACACAGCACGCACGCGCACTCTTGCGGAACAACTCTTGTGTATGGCGCTGCAGCCCCCTTGCGGTGGATGGAGGCACGGGCGTGCTGCTTGTGCCACTCCCTTCCCTCTGCGGAGCCGTGCCATGCTGCCGCTTTTGGCCGTATGCCTTCCAAATGGGCCAAGTGCTTGGGTGTGTTGTACTGCTCAGGGTTTCGGCGGTGGTGCTCTCTCCGATGGTCGCCCGCGGAAAGAAGCTCCAGGTTCCCCAGCGCGTTGTTTGTTTGATTCTCGTCCTTATGATGGACGTGGTGCCCCGCAGGAATTGGGCCATTGTGCAGTGCCCAAATATCGCGGTGCAAAAAATGCCGCCCGCCAACACGTTCAAAATACGGGCGCTCTGGGTACTTCTGATACGTGTGCCCATTAAAAACAAGCGTTTCCCTGTCATCTCTGTGCTTTTTAAAGGCCATGACGCTGCTGCCGTAGTTGATACGGTGTCTATTGTATCGGTGCGCTCTAGCTTGTCAAGCGCTTTCCAGCCCGCTTGCGTGTGTACCGGGTGGTTACCTGTGCCCACTAGCACCCCCTTGCAGTGCTGCAACTGCCACACAGCCTGCTCTCCGGTGCACACCGCGCTGGTTACCGTTCGGAACCCCAAATGTGTCAGCACGCTGTCCCCAACGCGCAGCGTTTCTATTGGCCGCGGCCCCTGGGCGGTCTCGATCAGCGTGCCTGCTACTAGGCAGTCAACATTTTCATCATGCTCCCCGTTCGGGAACTCAGCGATCTCGTCGATGACGGCGTGCGCCCAGCGCCTGTCGGGGGCCCACACCATGCCGGAGGCAAACATGTCGGCTACGGAGTTGATCCGCGCGCGCTTGTCGGCTCCGCGGCTGGGCGTGTACTCGTCCACAGGGATTCCGATTTTTCGGAGCTCCTGGATCAGTGGTGCGCCGGCAGCCTTCTTCTCGATGATGACCATATCCGGCTTCCACTCCTTGTAATACTCCAGCGCGAACTGCTTGAGCTCAGGAAACTCCTTGCGCCCGGTCCATGCATCGAGCAAGATGAGTTGGTCCTGCTCCTGCTCCGGGTTGTACCAAATGCCCCACGTCTGTACTCCGCTGGGGTCGGCCGAATCGTGCTTTCCGTGGGCGGTATCCCAGCTCTGCAGTATCAAGGTGCATGGCGGGGGGTCTTTTTTCTCCCATATCCGCCACCATTCGCGTTTTATGAGGGCCCCTTCCTCGCTGGTGGGCTCCTGCATGTACTGCGCGGCCCAAAACTGCGGAAACATGCCTGCTTTCTTGGCCAAAAGCTGGTCAACTGGCCACTGCTCAGGCCACAGCGACTTTCCGGAGGGCATTATGGCGGGGAAACGCACCTCGTGCCACGGCAAACTCTCCGGGTTATTCTCTGCCCACGCCAGCGCACGGCCTATAGGGTCCTTCTTGCCCCAGCGAGTCCCGATCAGGATAATTCGCCCGTTTGGCATCAGCCGCTGTACGGGCCCAACCTGCACGTACTCCCACGCCTGCGCAAACGTTTTGTCGGGGTCTGACGCCAGCACTGCCTGCTCGGACACGATGTCGTCTCCGATGAGCAAATCCGCGCCGTGACCAGCCACGTTGGCTCCAATACCGATTGCTAGGTACTTGCCCCCCAGCGTGGTGCTCCAGTTGCTTGCAGCGCTCTTGTCGCGACTAACCACCGTTTCTGGAAACAGCTCTCTGTATGTGCCCGAGTCGATCAGGTTACGCACCTTGCGCCCGAAATCGGCGCTCAGGTCTGCTGTGTGGGTCACCATCATGATCTGGTGGCTAGGGTGGTGGCCCAAGTACCACGCAACGAACAAAAAGGCGCAGGTCTCCGATTTTCCAAACCGCGGGGGCATACTCACAGTCAGGCGCAACTGCGTACCCTCCATAACCTCGTGCAGCAGCGGGTTGATGTGCCTGTGGTGCGGGCCTTCCTTAAACCCCAGGTAGACGTAGTGGCAAAACGCCATGAAGTCCGTCTTGGCGCGCGCGCGTGTGTTTTGCTGATCCAGTAAGTCGAGGTCTGCCAACAACGCCTCCTGCTCCTTGCGCGGCATGCTGGGTAGCGCGGCCAGTAACAGCGCTATCTCGTCGGGAGTCAGGTCATTCATCTTTGACCTCGACCGTCTCGACCTCGATCACTTTGGGCAGCAACCCCGCCAGCTTTGCTTTGATGCGTTCGGTAAGCTCGTCGCTGGTCGCGTCAACCTTGGTGATCGTTACCCGTTCCATGAAGGACCCCACCTCGGTCAGTTTTCCTACAAGCTCCAAAGACTTGAGCCGGACTTTTGCATCAGGGTGCGTGGTCTCTTCCAAGAGCTTGGCCACGACGTAGCCGCGGATTTCCTTGGCCTGCTCGATGAATTCCCAGTCGTACTCGGACAACATGTTGGACAGGTGCCGCACCGCTTGCGGTACCCTTAGCGCGAGCAGCGCCTTCTTTTTATCGGCATCTGAGACTGCGGGGTTCGTCATGGAAACGAAGGCGGCGCGGGCGCTGGCCTTTTGCCCAGAGTTTATCAAATGCTCGGGGCTACCGATTTGCGCCAGCCAGTCTGTTGTCTTCGCCTGTGAACTGAGCACGGCGATGCTGTCCATGACATGGACATCATCAAACTCGGGCGCTAGTAGGTGTTCCAGCATTTGTATTGCGCGACCTTTCGGCGTGTGCGCCGTTTCTTGCGGCGTGTGCGCCATTTCTTTTGGCGCTATCTCCATGCTACCATGCAATCGCTGCGCGTCACTTCGCAGTAGTTCATGTCTCCTGATCGAGCGATTTGTTACCGCTCTTGTCCCCGATGCGGCTTGCCCTTCGGGGATTTTTTTTTGCAAAAAAATAATACTTGACTAAAAAGTAGGGGTATTGACACGCTTAAATACTTGACTAAAAAATAGGGGTATTGCTGAGGGTTTGTTTAAATACTTGACTAAAAAGTAGGGGCATTGCTGACAGCTTGTTTGGAACAGTGTTTATATGCTATGGCCGCGACGTACTGCATCAAGGCGGGTGCCCCCCCGGTGGGGGTTCCCATAAACACGGATTGGTAATATTCGGTTGTTCCTGCATCGCATCCATTGTGTTTCGCGGGCAGGGACATAAGGAGATAGAGAAAATGAACGATAGAAAATTCGACCCAGCGTTCTGGGTATCGGCAATAGACGTATTGACTACCCTTAATCGGCCGACCTACGCTAACGACTACATGGGCGGAACTCGCGATTGGTGGACAGCCCAACAGCAAAGGCATACGCTGCATCCCATAGTGGATATGATCCTGAAGGAGCGTCGCTGTGCCCCGTCAAACTGGCACTTATTGCTCCTTGAGTGGCCGCACATCGCGACAACGGACACTACGCGCTTAGCGTACACCCGCGATGAAAATAAAGGGCGCGCTAAGCAATGGACTCTTACTAGCATCGGAAAGTATGTGGCGCGTCACTGGCCACATGTGGCGGACCACGTACGGGCGCAATGGTGCGCTACGTATTCCCCCGACACATTCGAACTGCGCGACACGCCAGAAGGCATGATTACCGCTATCGAGCTTGGCCCACAGTCATGCATGAAATCGGCGTATGGGGCCATACCCTTTGGTTCCGAAGACCATCAAAAAATGGTCGCATGGCTGCGCGATAACAGTAATGAAGAGCCACCATGGGAAAGTCACCCCTATATCTGCTATTCGCCTAATCACGATTGGCGCATGGCGGTGCGAATCAACAAAGGTCAGCCGGACATTGTCATGGGGCGCGCGCTGACAAACGGCAAGGTATTTGTGCGCTCATACATGCGCGGGGCGTCAGATGCAGCAATGTCTCAGACGGACGACATGCTAGATGCGTGGCTCATAAATACACACGGCATGTCGAAGGTACGCCAATGGCCGGAGGGTCTCAAAATGCGCAAGGTAGATTACCCGGGCTCGCGCAGGCAATCGGATTTCATGGCCCCGTACATCGACGGCGACCGTCAGACTGTGCGGATAGTGGACAGCAACACACTACGCATAGAAGACGCGGACATCTTCAACACCTTCTACGAATGTGACCATACCGACGGTACCGTAGATGAGATAGAGCCCGAAAACTACCGAGAATGCGAAGACTGCGGCGCAGGCATGGGTGAAGACGACGGGAATTTGGTCGGTATCGATGGCGATCGTTGTGTCTGCGATTCGTGCATCTCTGACTACACACATGCCGAATACGGCAACTATAGTCACACGGCATATTTTCCGAACGATGATACGGTATATGTGGACGGCAATATTTACTGCACGAACGATTTACCGGATGTAGTCGTGTGCTGCGAAGATGGCGAGTACCGCATGCGGGACGATTGTGTAGAAATCGATGGCGATTTTTACCCGGAAGAAGAATGCGTGTACTGCGAAGACATAGAAGAATACATCCTGATAGTGGATGGTTGGCAGTGTACGGCCACGAACAAGTGGTACCCCGATGTTTCGGAAAATGTAGAAGTGGACGGGTTAATTTATCACCCGGACCGTGCGCCGAGCGCAGCCCAACAAACCCTTTTTGAAACAACCTAGGAGTAAATCATGACCAAAGAAACCAAAGCCCTATTCCCGCTGGCACACGTCGCAGCGCATCTACCACTACTAAAGCCCAAAGA